GTAGTCGACCCGCCCACCCCTTCCGCTGAACCACACCTGACGCAGCACGGAGAACCGCAATGAGCTACGAAATCCCGGGACAGGAGATCACGCTGGAGGCCTCGGCCGACCTCTCCGGCAACCAGTACTACCTCGTCAAGGTCGACGCGAACGGCCGCGTCGCTCTGGCGGGCGACAACGGCAACGCGATCGGCGTGCTGCAGAACAAGCCGGACGCGCTCGGCAGGTCGGCCCGCGTGATGATCAGCGGCGTCTCGAAGTTCGTCGGGTCCGCCGCGATGGCGCCCGACACGATCGTCGCCGCGAACGCGGCCGGCAAGGGCAAGGCGGCCGCTGCGCTCGGTCCCACCCTCGGCGTCGTCCTCGTCAACCCGGGCGCCGACGGGCAGATCGGGACGATGACCGTCCAGCGCGGCCACTTCGCGGTCAGCTAGTAGCTCCGCGGAGTTCACGTCGTTCCACCTTCCACTCGTCTCACCAGCTGAGGAAAAATGAAGCCCACTGCGTCCGATGTTCACGTCAACGCGCCGCTCACGAACGTGAGCACGGCGTACATCCAGAGCGCGATGAACTTCGTCGCTGCTCAGGTCTTCCCGGTGGTGCCGGTCGCGAAGCAGAGCGATCGGTACTTCGCCTACTCGAAGGCCGACTTCATGCGGGACGAGGCTCGGATCCGTGCGCCGGGCACCGAGTCCGCGGGCGGCGGGTACGGGCTCGACAACACGCCGAACTACTACGCGGACGTGTGGGCGCTCCACAAGGACGTCGACGATCAGGTGCGCGCGAACAGCGACGCCGCGATCAACCCGGACCGCGACGCGACCGAGTACCTCACCCAGCAGATGCTCATCCGGCGTGACCGGGCGTGGGCCGCGTCGTACTTCACGACCGGCATCTGGGGCCTCGACCTCACCGGCGTCGCCGCGGCGCCCGGCGCGAACCAGTTCCTCCAGTTCAACGACGCGCTGTCGAAGCCGTGCTCGGTGATCCGCGGGCAGGTGTCGCGCATCACCCTCGCGACCGGATTCAAGCCGAACAAGCTGGTCCTCGGCCTCGACGTGTACACCGCGCTCTGCGACAACCCGGACGTGCTGGACCGCATCAAGTACGTCCAGCGGGGCATCATCAGCCCCGACCTGCTCGCGCCGCTGTTCGACGTCGATCAGGTGGTGGTCGCCCGCGCGACCTACAACTCCGCGATCGAAGGAGCCGCGGCCTCCATGGGCGCCATCGTCGGAAGCAAGGCGGCGCTGCTCGTGTACGCGAACCCGACCCCGTCGCTGATGACGCCGTCGGGCGGCTACACCTTCGCGTGGACTGGCCTGCTCGGCTCCGGCGCCGCCGGCTCGCGCATCAAGCGCTTCCGGATGGAACACCTCGAGAGCGACCGCATCGAGGCCGAAATGGCCTTCGCGATGAAGCTGATCTCCTCCGACGTCGGCACGTACTTCACCGCGGCCGTCGCGTAGTCCGAAGGCATACCCACCCGCTGAGCGGGCAAGAGAGGGCCGGTCGACAGAAGCTTGTCGGCCGGCCCTTCGTGCGTCTAGGGTTCAGGCTCCACCCGCAGGGTGAACGCACGATGACCGAGCGGACGAAGACCGAGGAGAAGAAGGCGGAACCGAAGAAGAAGGGCCCGAAGTACCGGGCCGGCCGGACGATGACGCTTCCCCCGTCGCAGCACTTCGTCCGCGGCGACGCGCTCCCGGACTCGGTCGAGCGGCTGAGCAACTTCAAGGACTGCCTCGCCGACAAGACGATCGTCGAGGACGGGGACGACCTCCCCCCGGACCCGGACCACATCCGGGAAGCCCGCGCGCGCGGGATCTGATCTACCCACGGAAGGGCGGCTGGATGGGCGTGGCGGAGTCCGTCGCACCAGCGAGAGCCCGGCGATCGTAGTTGCAGGACGGTGCGGGCCGGAGCCCGAACGCGGCAAGGGGAACTGGAACGGCCGCGACGCACAGCACCTCACCGCTCACCCGGAGCGGCGCACAGGCCGGAAGGGCCGCCACCCTCCGGCCGAAGCGAAGCGCGTCGACCTCCAGCGGCAGGCGAACCGCGCAGTATCCGCCGCTCTCTGGAGGTCCCATGCGCAGGATCACGATCATCGCCGCGGTGCTTGCTGGTGCCGCTCTCCCCTTTATCTTCGGATCCGGCCCGACGCCGCAGCCGCCGCGGCCGACGCGCATCGAGGCGACCGAGCCGCTGTCCGTCTACAACGACGGCGGGAGCATCGGGCTCACCATCGACTCGACGGCGATCGGTTCGCTCAACGAGGTCGGCAACCTCGAGTGGATCTCCGGGCTGTCGGAGGACGGCGGCGGGCTCGATGCCGCGTACCGCGAGGCCGTCACCAGCGAGTCCTTCGTCTACGTCCTCAGCAACGTGCTCGCGAGCGAGCCGTGGTCGCACGAGACGCACGGGAACGACTACACCGCGGACGGCACGAAGGGTCACCCGTACCTGACCTTCCCCGCCGCGGTCGCCGGCACCGGGCTCAAGTTCATCGAAGGGAAGCGAGTCGTCTTCATGCTCGGCGGTGGCGTGTCGTACGGACCGAACACGCCGGACGGCGGGATCTACGACCACCTCGCGCGCGCGCCGCTGACGGACCCGTGGGACGAGCAGTGCCAGCAGATGCGGCAGTACAACGTCCGGTCGGTTCAGGTCGGAGGGAGCGAGTCGCACTGGCAGAGCTGGAGCGTCCGCGGCCCTCGGAAGATGATGCCGTACGGCGGCGCGCAGCCGACGATCACGGACTTCACCTACGAGCGCGACCCGTTCGACGGGGTGACTCCGGTCGGCCGGACGAAGTGGCGCTACAACGGGGACGGGACGAGCGCCTTCGCGAACGGTGCCGTCAAGGGGTACTACCTCCGCATCACGCGCGACGGCGGCGCCGGCCGGCCTGAGGTCGAGGTGTCGCAGCCGATCCAGATCACCGGGAGCTACGCGGACAGCCCGGGCTCGCCGAACGGCTACCCGAACACCGACCACGGCAACTACGACCACGGCAGCGGAACGTACGACCGCGACGCGGACAAGTTCCAGATCGTCCAGCGCGCCGCCGAGTTCATCCCGACGGCGATCACCGGCGACACCGGCGGCGCTGACGGGATCATGGTGACCGGCTTCGGAGCGTCGAGCACGCACGACCGGCTGTCGTCCGTGACGGGACACAACGAGGGGAGGAACCCGTCGGCGACCTTCGAGCGCATCGGCTTCGAAAACGTCAACGTCGACGCGCGCGGGGTGTCGTTCGAGACGTGCTACTTCTACCACTCCGCTCGCTTCAAGGGCCGGCTGGAGTTCATCAACAGCACGATCGAGTCGCAGGTCCCTGTCCTCTTCGCGGTGGACACGCGCGGGATCAGCGCGAACGGAACCGAGATCCAAGACAACTGCGGGCGCGCCGCTTGGGACTCGGCGCTGTTCCCGGACGGCGGCCCGGACCCCGTGCACCCGGACGTGTGCGGGCAGAGCATCTACGGCTACGCCCGGAGCGGTGGCGCGAAGGCGTACTTCGGGAGCGACCACGACAGCTCGAACTTCCGCGTCTGGAAGGGCTTCACGTGGGAGAGCGGGATCGAGGTCCGCGGGCCGGGCTCCACCTTCACGATGCCGGACGTCTCGCACACGGTCCACCTCCCGAACGCGACCGTCGCTCTCTGGGCGCGGAACGGCGCGCAGGTGCTCATCGATCCGCACACGATCTTCTTCGGGTTTGGAGCGAACGCGTCGACCGCTCACCTGAAGGTCGGGAACGGAGCGACCATCCAGCTCGGCGGCCCCGGCTACCCGGCTCGCAGCGCGACGGTGCCTTCTGTGAACGCGGCCGACGTCGGGACCTTCGTCCATGGCGCGGGGTGGAGCGGCAACTTCAGCCGTCACCTCGAGCAGGCCGACGGCGGCTACCCTCGCGGAGACACGAGCGCGATCCGGGACGCGCGCGTCTGGTGGGTGCCCTGAAGTAGGCTCGAGCCATGCCCAGCAGCCTCGTCGAGTGGCGCGTGTTCGTGGCCGGGGTCGCCAACCCTGCGGCCACTCCTTTCTTCGTCGGCATCTGGGACCGGGACGGCAACGCCCTCCCGCCCGCGAGCTGGCCGGTCATCGCTCACCTCGGGAACGCGAAGTTCGTCTTCGAGCCGGACGACGCTCTGCTCGCGACCGGGTACGCGTTCCTGATCGACAACGGGGCGACCGCCGACGCCCGCTACTTCTTCGACTCGTTCTACGCGTCCGGTGTGCTCCCCATCGCGGCGCTCTGCTTCTTCGACGGGACCGGCGCGCTGTACTCCGGAGTCGGATCCCCGAGCGTCTCCGCCCCGGACTACGTCACGCCCGACAGCGTCGTCCGGACGGCGCAGCCGCTCGTCGCGCTCGCCCGCCCGTACTTCTGGGCGCTGTCGCCGTCGCAGGAGGACGTCGACGCGGGCGGGGTGGCGTACGTGGTGCTCCCGCCGGCCGGCGCGTACCCGGAGAGCTACGATGGCAGCTTCTCTGGGAACACCGGCTGGACCTACGACCCGTCGGTCGCGTCGGACGTCGACAAGGTCAGGCTGCTGATCGGCGACACGAACCCGGCGGACCGGCTGCTGACCGACTCGGAGATTCTCTTCTTCCTCGAGCTGCGCGGCGGCGACGTGTTCAAGGCCGCGGCTGACGCGGCGAAGGCCGTCGCGGCGCGGTTCAGCAGGCTCGCCGACACGACGAACCTGTCGCTGTCGATCGCCGCGTCGCAGCGCGCCGAGGCGTACTGGAAGCTCGCTTCCGAGCTGGACACGCGGGCTGACCTGCTCGGTGGGTCTGAAATGTTCGTCGGCGGACTCTCCGTCTCCGGGAAGGAGTCGCTCGACGAGGACACCGACGCGGTGCAGCCGAGCTTCCGCATCGGGCAGGACGACGAGCCCGGGACGCTCCCACCCACCCGGACGAGCTGACCCATGGACCCGCAGCTCAAGGCGCAGTGCCGTCAGCGGATCTACGTGGCGCGCCGGACTGCCGTCGACGCGGCAGGGGATCCGGCGTTCGGGAGCGTCACGGCCATCTGGGCGCGCGTCGAGGACGACCAGTCGAACACGTACGCCTCGAAGGACTCGGGGCAGGGGATCGAGCTGCAGACGCGGAAGCGGGTGATGACCGAGGAGCAGATCCTCGTGACGGACCGCGTCTGGCTTCCGGGGACGTCGACCACGGACGCGGGCGCCGGGCGCACGCCGCTCGAGGTGAAGGAGCTTCCGGACGAGACGGGCGCGATCGACCACTACGAGACGATCGTCTAACCTCGGCCGGGTGAAGATCTCCTTCAAGCTGAAGGGCCTCGAGAAGGTGAAGCCAGC